CTCCATTGTCTAAAGCAGGTAGCTGATTAGCTTGTCTTGCTTCATTAACAGTTATAAACCCTGCATTGTAACCCTGTACTATTCTTGCCATAGTTGCATCCTCATCCTGACTTAAAGCCCTGACATTGGATAAATCATACTTAAAGCAGTAAGCAGGATTACTCTCAAAATCTTCTAATAAGAGTTGTTTAGTGAACTCATTAGCAAAGTGATTCCACATAGGGATTAACTTCTGCTCAGTAAAAAACTCTCTTAATTCTTTTACATTAGAATATGTTGCTCTCTCTAGTCCTGCTCCTAGTCCTGCTAATATTGCAGGAACACCAAGCACAGCAGATATTCTCTCTTCATTAATATATCTAAGTTTGCCTATCTCTAAATCTTTAGGACTAAAAGAAAGTGTTTGTATATCTACTTCCCCACCAGATATAACTAATGGTCTACCTCTGCCTTGTCCACCAAATCTTCTTCCAAATACCTCAGCTATATTCTCTGCCTCTTCACTTGTCATTGATAAATCATTTTTAGGACTAATGACAACACTAGGAACACCTGTATTCTTAACTAATGCAGCTCCCATCTGTGAAGCAGCAGCATCTCCTAAAATCTCAACCATAACTGCTCTAAGTGGAGCTAATCCTCTTCTGTGGTTTCTAGGATCTATTCTCTCTCTAAGATGTATCATATCCTCTGGCATTATGTCTAATGTGTTGCCTTTTTGTTTATATTGATACTTAGTAATTAATTTCTCATCATTACCTTTAACCTCAACCATCTCTGGTAATAAAGGAATAAGCTGAACAACTGCACCTGCATCATTCCTAAGTTTTAAGATAAAAGCATCCCCATAAACAGCAACAGAAGTAACAATATAGTTATTCATTAAATTAGCAGTCATATTTGGATTAGGATTGTCTAACAAGATTTGAGCAGGATGATTCTCTACATACTCTTCTCCCTCTTGTGTCTTTAAATAAACTTTAAGTGGTGGCTCACTAAATGCTGTACCAAGAACATTTAAACAGGCTAATGCTGCTGAATTGCCCTCTGGACTCATCTGATTAGTGCCACTAAAGAAACCTGCATCAGTATTAAAAGGAAATACTACTTGAGATGTTGGAAAGTTGTTATATGTCTTTTTTTCTGAATTGACTTCTTGACTATTAAAAAAGCCTCTAATGTTATCTGCTATTCCCAATTAGGTTACACTCCATGTTGTTTTTCTAACTATACCAAATCTAGCTGCATAAGCTAGAGCATCTACTTGATCATCATGAGATCCAGAAGATGGAAAGCTAGTTAATTCTCTTTCAAATTCTACTAACCATTTAGCATTTTTCAAAAAGTAGATAGTGCCATTTTCACACCCTGCTGCTGCAGGAACTGCTCTTGCAGTCTTAGACTTATCTGCTTTAAGGTTTCTAATAGGTAAACCCTGCCTCCTAGCCATCTGAATAATACCCAAACCAAAACTAGAATCCTCTACACCTAACCAAGCCATGTTCCATTTACTAATCATTGATTCTATTTTAGGTAGTAGCTCTGGAGCTTCTAGTCTATCTCTGAATATATCCAATACTAAAAGCTTACCACTAGGAGTTGATCCTACTGCCATTATTACTGAGTAATCTGCTGTTTCCTTAATACTAAGAGCTGTATCCATTGTGCCAAAGATAGATAGCTCACTATGTTTAACTACTTCATCTTCTAGTACATACTCTGGATCTTCTCCATCTAAAACATCATAATAAGCAAACCATTCTCTTTTAAACATGTGTCCAACCTCTGTAAACTCTGCTAAAAACTCTTGTGCATAAACTAATGAGCCTAACTCTTCTTTGGCTTGTGCTAACTCATCTTTATTAATTCTAGGACTGTTTTCAGTAGGATAATGAAAGACTGCCCAATCTTTTCTCCTTTTAGCATTATCAAACAGCTCATAAAACCAGTTCATACCATTAGGAGTAGATATAAATAAAGCCTTACCTAAGCTATCAGACAATATTGGTCTAACTGTTTCCCAAGTTTCTTTGTCCTGATAAGCAACCTCATCAAAGATTATTAAGCTAATACCACCTGCACCTCTTAGAGTTTCTGGCTTGTTAGCTGATTTAATCTGTATAGATCCACCATTCTTTAAAACTATTCTTTTCTCTACTTCTCTTATCTCTGCATATTCTTCTGGTAGTTGTCTAACTAAACTTTTAAGATTTAACCAACTTTCTAATGCTTGTGGATATACAGGAAAGATAACCCATACTTTTAAACCTTTAAGAGCTTGGTCTACAGCAGCAACTAAGGAAAGAGTAGTTTTACCCCACCTCCTGCCACAAACAGCAATAATAAACCTTTTCTTTTCTAGTGCCTGTATTACTTCTATTTGTCCAGAATGTAGATCTGGTGGAGTTGCCTCAATAATCTGGCTCATACTCCACAAATCCCAGAGCATTCATCATCAAATAATTTATATTGTGGATCTTTATATTTATTAAAATCTATTTCTCCTAGTGGCTTTAAACTAGAATGTAAATAATTTTTAACACCATTAGAGCTTGTTGTTCTTATTTTTAAATCAAAATTAACAGCAAATTCAAATTCATATGGATTATTTTCTTTCATGTGTAGCCACTCTTTATTACTATGATATGGGCATACTATACAAGCACTTCTAGGAGGTGTTTTATAATTATGTTTTTTTATATATTCTAAACATTGATGCCTAGTTATTTTATTTTCAATTAATGGATAACAATTAACCTGCCATTTATTTATTGGCTCTTTTGCTCTTTGTATTTCATCTAAAGAAATACCCATAACAACTTCTACATTAAAACCTCTTAATGTTTTTACTCCTAATAATTCTCTTATTTTTTTATTTATTGGTTGGATTTTATAATCATTAGTACATTGCCTCCTACCCATAACTTGTTTGCCATTTTCATCAACACCTTTTACAGGCATAGTTAAAAAACCTTTATTTGTTCCTTTTTGTGCAACTGCTAAAGAATCATCAATAATATTACCTTTTGATACTATATGAACAGGAAAATCAGCTAGATTTGATAAATGTTCCAAATAATCATATACAGCTTTTGGCTCATTACCTGTATCAGCAAATATTGCACAATCAACAGGCTCAATTTCATTATTAAGTATTTTATAAAATAAAGTTGAACTTTGAACTCCTGCACCAAGAGATAGAACTCTTAAATCTCTATTTTTTGCTTTTGTTTCCTTAGATCCTAATTTTAATTCTTTATAATAATTAATAATCTGGCTCATCATCCTGCTCCCAATCCCACTTAAACTTAATTTGTGGATATTCAACTTGTGTTACTTGTACTTGTGGACTTCCTAAGCCATAAATCTGACTAACCATCTTGTAGCAAACATCTAATATTCCTTTAAGTTCAGTTGGATTCATAGAAGCTAAATCTCTTTCATTTATTTCATTAATAATCTTAAAAACAAGTGGTTTAAGTTCATCAGCTAAATCTCTTGCAGTTTCTCCAACCTGAGCTAAAACTTCATTAATTATCTGCTCATTTAGCATTCTATTGATAGCTTTTATCCTATCTTGCCATTGATGTTTAACAGCTATTTGCTTTACTCTTCTATCTGTAATAGTGAAATTATTGGAAACTTTTTCATAGGATCTTGATGCACCTAAGCCTAAATAATACTGAAATCTCTTAAAATCTACATTAGATTCCCCTACCTGTTGTTGATTAGGTAGAGCTAAAGACATATCATCTATATAATCCATAAAAGCAGTATAACTTAAATATTATTTATTTTTACAATGCAAAGAACAACCACAGCAAAGTATTGTGCATTTACACATTTTTTTTATTCTTTCTAAGACTTAACCAGAGTACAACTAAAAATTCAATCATTAGCCACCAAGCTTAATAAGAACATCTGTTAAAGCAGAGTTTAGTTCTCTTTCTCTCATAGCTAAACCAACAATATTTTCTTCTAGTTTTTGTATTTGTACCATATATACAGCAACTTGTGACTGTAATTGATTAACTGTTTGAAACAACCAAGCTACTAAAGCAGCTAAACCACCCTGTAAGACTTGATTAAGATTAACTGTTGCTTTCATTACATCATTAAAGAGCCAATAACTAATATAAAAGTAGCTACTATCCCTAACACCTTATAGAACTCTGATTTGTCCAATTTATTTTCTAGTTTATCTTCTAGATCATCTAATTTATTTAGCACTAATTGGAGCATCTCTTTCTGTGTGAAACCATTGTCTGCCATAGTTCTAATTTACAGGAAAAATCAAATATCTGGAAATTTTTACTTTCTTTTTATTTTCCTCTATATAGTAGGAAATAGCACCATGCTCAGACTTAACTTGAAATAATATCTTACCATATCTCCATAGAATTTCTTGTGTTGGTGGATCAATAAAATCTGTTGCAGCTTCTACAAATTTAACTTTTAAATTCTTTTTAAAATGGGGGATCTTCATTGTAGAACATCTTTTTTGCAACTTTTCTATAAGTGTGTGGATTTAAAGCCCTGTTAAGCAATTCATCCTCCTCTGCTTTCTTGTTTATATAAAGTATATGCAGTAGAGAAATTAAATGATCTAAATCCTCATCAATCATAGTTGTGTTGCCCTGTTCATTAACTACATAAACATCAAACCTATTTCCAAAGTTCATAACTGCCTCAAAAACTGTATAAAAGCCTCTAAGAAATAAAGTAAAGGTAACTCCACCTTTATTTGTACCAAAAATAGGATGCACTATAGTTCCATCTATTTCTCTTATGTTCTCTATCTTGTCAATTAAAGTATATTCTGAATTAATGTGCATAAGGATGCTCATATAGCCATAATTTATATCATCAGCAGCATATTCCATTAGCCCCCCTTATGTTGTAATCTTTTTGTGCAAAAGCCATTCTGCCATCACTTCTCTTCATAATTGGTAAATGATTTTCTAAGCAATCACATAAATCTGTATCTAATACATTAACTTCATTAACATTAATGCTTCTGAGTGGTATTTCATAGAATTGTTCTCTTACTGAGTCTTTTTTCATATCCTCAGTCACTTGATCTACATGAATAGCAAAAAATCTATTAGGAACACAGTTTAAAAATACTAATCCACCATTCTTTTTTTCTCTTAGTAATTTAACTTTACTTGCTGAAATTCTTACATTAGAGATATAAGATAAGTCAAAATTATGCCAATAACCAACAACCTGTAACTCCATATAATATAATTCATTATTGATCTGGCAAACAAAGTCCTCTTTAAAATCCTCATCATCTTTTACTATATCCCATCCATTAACTGTGCATATATCCTGCCAAAATGGTCTAGCTTTTTTAACATCATATAAATTATATTCATCCTCTACAAAAAATCTTCTATTGTTTTTATTAACTTCTGGCATATTTGCCCCAACAATGTTTACTACTGTTCCAATGATGCCAACCATCATAAAAAGAAAGCCACCTAGCAGCTTTAATGTTGGTTTCTACATCATACATATCTAGTTCTCTATTATAGATATCTTTTTCTAACCATTTTTCAGTTCTGTTATTAAATTGAAACAAACCCTGATCAATAGAGCCATCTGTATTATACCCTGTAGCCTTAGCCCTGCCATCTGATTCACAAGACATAATAGCTAAAGCAAACAAAGTATCATCTCCAAAATGCTGTTCTGTTTTGTAATACCATTGTTTGACATCTTGTAAGTGATTACACAGAAAGTAGTTATCTATAGATTGCTCAGTTATAACTGTTTGAAGAAATAAAGAGCAACCTATAAATAGTTCTATCATTACAAATTTTTGAAGCAACTGTTACAAACAACATAATCTTTACTGTAAAGAGGAAAACTAAAATCCTGTTTACAGATAAAGCAAGTAAAGTATCTTATTTCTTTAGGTGTTTGATTCCATTTAAAAATAAGATTTTTTACATAGAAAAGAATGTTGCTTATCATTTAGTATAATTAGAAAGATTATTTTGGTATTTATAAAACTCATCAAGAGCTTTAGCAACTTTACCAAGTCTTTTTCCCATATCATATCTAACATTTACACTATCTTGTTTTAGCCAATGACTTACAGTTTTTTGATCTGTTCCTATGGCTTTAGCTAATTTATTTTGTGATCCAAATATGGAACATAAAATAACAATATCATTTTTATAAATTTTGCTAATTATATTACTATCTTTTTTACAATGATTACAAATATGCTCATAGTCCTTAGCAGCTCTTTCAAATTGTGGATTTAATTTAAATTTATTAATTCCTTTTTTTATTGTCATATCATTCCTCTTCTTCCTCTGGTACATCCTTGGCATACATAACTGCTTCAATGTTGTTAGCCCAAACAGGAGGCAATAACTCTAAATCCTTTTTAAACATACTCTTAATTTTTTCAGGATCAGCATCATCTCTAACTAGATATTTTTTAACTCCAATGAATTTAACAATAACTTTTTTCATAATGCCCAGTCCTTTCTGTAAGCTCTGTGCATATAGGGCTTACCTGACTTTTTAAGCTTTGCATATTGCTTGTTGTCACAGTTGCAAATCTCAGTATAAATTAAAGCATTATATTGAGTTCTTAGCCTGTTTACAGCTTTTCTAAGATTGCCATTAGAGTTAAACTCTGGATCTAGAGAACATATAAAGCCCTCTAGTTCCAAAATATATTGAATTTTTCTAAATTCTGATGGCTCTTTATCTAGCTGTATATCCTCTAAAACAGACAAAGGTTTATTTCTACCAAATAGCCCTAACATTATGCACCACCTACCTGTAGTTCTGTTGCAATATCTTGTATTTTATTTTTAACAGTTTGCATATTGTTAATGTCTAATTGTTTTTCATTAATGCCAAGTTGCCCTAAAGCCTGTGCATACCAATTAGCTGCATTAGTTTTATTCTCACTTGCAACATCCATAGCAAAAGACTTAATGTTGTTTATAACATGAGATTGACTAACAGAAACATCTTCAAACTCTATTCCTGCTTTATCTAACTCTTTTTCTATAGATTTTTGAGGAGCTGCTTCTTTGCTAGGAGCTATCCCAATCATCTCTTCTGCTGTTGCATCTGACTCAGAAAATATTACTCTTAAACATCTGCCATTAGCTTTAGTACTTGCCATCTCAAACCAAGAGTTATGATCTGCCTTAGTTTGTCTTGCATAGCCTGTAGCTTTAGGCTCAGTATCTTCTTTGTTCTCATAGAAAGATGATTTAAAAATAACCCAATCTTCCCCATTATCTACCATCTCTGCAACAAGTCTGCATTCTGGATATTGTTTATTCATTTTGCTGATGAGTTCTCCAACAGTTGTGTAGTCCTCTAAGAATTTAGCCATAGCCATTTATACTCCCTCCATTTCATAACCCTCATAAGTCCAACATTTTAAGCAGACAAAGTTTCCATCATCTGCAGGAGCATCAAAGTGATGAGTACCTGTAAACAAGTTGCACCAATTTAGAACTTCTCCCTCTTTTAGTCTGGACTCAAAATCTGTAACATCATACAGATCTTTCTTATTTTCTCTTAGTCTTTTATCATCTAGTTTTAAGCTTATATAAGCCAATGTAACTAATAGAGATATAACTCCATAGACTACAAAGCCTAGATAGATTATTTCTTGAATTAACATAATTAATTCCCCTTTCTTTATTTATATATTATATTTAACATCCCATAAATTAATAACTTTAATTAATTTATTATTTGTGCAATCCCAAACCCTATAGCATTTTACATCATCAGAATGAGATTCTCTGATAATGTTTTCTGATTTTTGAATAGCAATATAATCATCAACACAACCTAAATCAAAATCAACTATATCTGTTTTGCTGTTTAGATTTTTTTTATAAGCAGATAATTTATATCTGGTTAATGTAGTAGTCATTTTTATTCTCCCTTTGTATTTATTAAACCAATCTAATAAATATTTGTCATACTGTCAAGGATCTAAATTAATAATAGATTGCTCTTGAGCTACCTAAAAAGCTCAAGAGCTATCAGTTGATCTTAAGTAAGGTGTGGCTAGTGCTAACCCTGTGTCACTCCCTCCCAAAAACCAGAATGTCTAAATTTAGTGACATTTAAAATATGTGAAGTAATAGGCTCTAACCCTAGTTAAGATGGTCTAGCTAATCCACTTTGTTTGATTCTTATCAAATATTCTTTTCCTAAGAGCTAGAAAAATATTTTGTATGTATTGAACACTATAAACAACTACTAGGACAATAAGTTAAAAAACAGATATAAATTATTTTGTGTTACCTGCATTAGTTATAATGGAATTGGCTCTAGTAGATTAATTAAAATATACTCCCCTTTGTATATGTATGTAGCCCTTACTAGAGCCATCTTTTAAACAAAAAAAGAGGAGATACAAATCTCCTCTTTTTTATTTTCAGATCCTGAAAGATGCTATTGCTAGTAATCCCTCAAGTTCTAGTCATTGAATGATAACAATCTACTTTTAGTTTAGCTTATTTTTTTCTTTGCAAAAGTTTTTAATACAGACATTACTGCAGCTCCACCTGACAATGCAGCTATCTCTAAATTAGAAATATCAATACCTAATGCAGGTGTTATAACTAATGCAGAAGTTGCTGCTTCCACAAAAGTCCATATACATCTCTCTAATAAGTCTTTTAGTTCATCTGACATACTATTCCTCTTCTTTCATCTTTGTTTGTACTTTTTTAAACTGTGTGCATTGTTTGTTAATGCATACAAAAGCATTATTAATTAATTCTAGTTTATCCATACAGGAATTACATTGTAATTTCATTTTTGATTATTGAGCTTTGAAACCTTTTAAAATCCAAGTTTCTCTAAGAGCTTTTACTTCTGCTTTTAGATGTTTAATCTCATCTTTAATATCTTCTAAATCTTTTTTTAAGGGATCTACTAACACAAGATGTTCTTTGTCTTTGTTATCAGTCTGAGGTTTTTGTATATTAGTAATCCAATCTCTGAGAAAATCATCTGGACATTTAGTTGCTTTAAAGAAACTGTGTGGCTTTAGCTCTCCTCCTATCTCTTTCCATAAATTTTTAATTGTTTTTAGTGCTTTGCTACTAGGTTTATCATTTACTCCACCTAGCCAACAAACAGAATAATATTGCTTATTTCCATCATTAGTTCCCTGGGATGCAGGTCTATTACCAAAGCCCCTGCCAATATAAAGATTTCCTGAATCTCCAACCAAGAAACTATAACCAATATCATTCCATCCTCTATCTACTTGATGAAATTTTTGTATGTTTTGTAGTTGTTGAATTTCCTCTAATTCATTTTTAGGAGCTGCAATAGCTGAATAATGAACTGCAAGTCCTTTTATGTCTATGTTGTGAGAGTAATTTTTCTTAGGTGGATAAGCACCCCATTGATCTCTACTAATTTTATTCATATTTACCTTATAACCTTAATATAATCCCATTTTTCATCTCCTCCAATTACTAGAGTTAACATTCCTGCCCTAGATTTATCTCCTTTAGTATTTTCAAACCACTCAGAGCCTGAATCTAGTGTTGGAGCTTGTACTATAAGCCTATCTGAACTCTCATAAGCTAAGAAATAGTGATAATGTCCATGGAGTAAAATATCTGAATCAGCAATAGAGTTTCTTGCAAAAGCTTGATCTGATAGCCATTTTCTTGATTTAGCTTGTGAATTTGCACCTGATCTCATCTGATGCCCATGTAATATAGATAAAACAACACCAGATACATCAAAAGTTAAAGATAATTCATTCTCTGGAATAATAAAGTCTAATATATCTTTGTATGCAGGAGCTTCTTTAAATATTTCCTGTAGTTCCTCTGCCAACATAACATCTTTATTATCCCCAAAATTTGAAAAAGCTTTGCCATTTTTTCTTTGCTCTCCATGATTTCCACCTGCAAAAGCAACTAAACCTCTCTTAAATAAAGGCATTATCTCTTTTATTAATGTGTAAATCATTCTTCTTGCTACTTTTTGCTGTTGTCTATCATCTAACTCAGTCTGAAATTCTTGCATGGCATAATGTCCACTACAGCCCTCTACTAAGTCCCCAAGCCCTGCAAACAGCACCTGATCAATAGTTTCATGCTTCTGTAACTCTTTAACTTGCTTTTTTATCTTAGGAATATAGCTTATAAATCTCTCTATAGATTCCTCTGTACCACCCTTGCCAATCTGAAAATCTGCAAGAGCAATAGTAAATGTTTTAGTGTTTTTAGTTACTTTTTGTTTAGGTAGTGGCTTTTTCTTACTAGCTAACTGTAAAAGCTTTTTAAAGTCCTCATCTGGCATATAGACTTCATCAGATACAATTTTAGCCTTAAAGTAATAGAGCCTTTCAATCTGCCCCATTCCTGCATTGACATCCCAAAATCTTATCTCTGCAGTATTTTCAACAACTCTATAATTACCTGCATCTACACCAAAATAAGACTCTAATTGTTCTTGCCAATCAACATTGTTAGATGGCTGTGGTTTTGATACTATCTCTCCTGATTTAGTCTTTTCTGAATAATAGACACTAGGCTCAAATCCTTTAGGATGGTTAATTTTATCTTTTTTATGTGTAGATTTAGTGGATCTTGTTTGTGCAAACTTATCTAATGAGTCCATACCTATAATCCTTAAAATATCTTCTGACTGTATTGTAATGAAGATGTTGAAATTCTTTATGATTAAAGACTAAGTATTGAGCTGCAACAGTATCAGATATGTGCTTCTCTTCTGCTTCTTTAGCTATTTTAAGGAATATCTCTTTGGCTTTCTCATCTTTTAGGATAAAATTCCTATGAGAAAATTGTGCTGTGTGTTTATATCCCTGTTGTTGAGAAAATTTTTCTAAATTCATAGATAACCTCCTATAAGTATAGGATAGCTATTATCTAAGACAATTTATACAGGTTTTGGATTATCTGCTTTAACTTGTGCTATATGATCTGCCCAAAGAGTAGTGCCATTAACACTATCCCAATATTGCATATCTAGTTGGTCTTGTACAGATCCATAAGCTTCCTGCCTAGCTTCTATATAACCAAATTGTTGTTCATTAAATTTAGAATTAGCTAGATCAGTTATTGCCTGTGCATAATCATCATCATTAAATTCAAGTCTTTCATTATTAACTTGCTTATATAAAGGTTTAGCAGCTTCTATCTCTGCTGTTGCCTCTACTGTTAATTCTTCTAATGTCATATCTCTCCTATCTTACCATACTTTTACTTAGCTAAACCATATAAAGTGAATGTTCCACTTGCTATATTGCCTGTTGAAAAATAATACTGAACCCCATTAGTTGCTTGACTAACTGTCAATGTACCACCACCTTGTGCTCCATACAATTCATCAGCAGTAATCTCATACCAACCTGAACTCTCTATTGTCATAAATGAATATTCACTTGAATTATTAAAATTAAATAAATATTCTATAAAATTTTGATTTTTAGAAGCAGTAGTTCCTATAAGATTATAAACAGTATTTAAATAATTTTGATTAACATTAGCTGAATTATCAAAAGCTCCACCTGTCCTTAATCTTTTGTAAGCTTCATCATAATTTGCAGAAGTATCTGGACTACCACCAACTGTAAATCTTTGATATAAAAGAGTTGAACTAGAAGTAGGTACAACATTATTTACTGCAACCATATAGACATCATAAGAACTATCCCAATCAGCACCACCTAAAGTTACACTTGCTACTGCTGATGTAACTATTTCTTCATCTATTTTTATTAAGCTACCTGCCATTATTTAACTCCATATACTGATACTTTTCCCTCATCAAAAGGTCTTGCACCATTACCATCAAAAATTTGTATTCCTGTCATACTTGCTGTTTGTTTTAATACACCAATATGTTTTGTTCCCTGCAAATTACCAGAAAGATTACCTGCAGTTTGTGATAAAGAAAATGTATAACTGCTAGATGAAAAAGGATTAAATATATAAGCAACTCCACCATTACTTTCTGGGCTTTGGTCTATTACTCCAAATTGATAAAATAAAGAAGTTTGATTAGTAAATCTACTTTCCCCAAAAGCTAAATTAGATTTTAAATTTAAATAAGCAGTATCATAATTACTTGCACTTATAACACTTCCACCACTATCAATATATCTACCATATAATGCAGTTCCAGTACCACCTGCAGTAGAAAAATCATTAGTTGTTATTTTATAAACATCATAATCTGCACTAAAACAATTTGTAACATCAATACTAAGAACTGATGTTGTTACCTCTACAGATGTTATAAATTCTAAACTTCCTGCCATAATCTAACTTTCTGCAATTCCATATAGGGATATTGTGAAATCTGTAAAGTTTCCTACATTTGTTAAAATTCTAATTCCATCAACTGTACTTGATTGTTTCATAACACCACTTCCAAATGTAAATATATCTGTACCTGTTCTATCTGAAAAATTATGATGTGTTAAAAAACTATATTTGCTACTATCTCCTAAATTATAAAAATACAAATATCCATTTTGTGAAATACCCTCTGAGCCTGTATTTTCTATAGCAAGTTGAGTATTAGTTCCTCTATTAGCATCTCCAAAACTTCCTGTAACACTTCCATATTGAAAAGCATAATCATAAACATTTGCAGTTTCTAAAACTCCACTTTCATAAAATTGTATTCTATGTTGATGAGAACTAGCACCTGATGTTAATTTTGAAAAAGTCATAAAATGAACATTGTAAGTGCTTTCATCTATTGAAGTAAAATCTACATAAGATACTGCACCTGAATAAGATTGAGTTTGTATTAATTCTAATTTACCTAAATCTGCAACTCCTCCAAGAAGTCCAAATCTTCCTGCACCTAAAGGCATAAGCTAACTCCTAACTAAAATTTTGTAGTGCATTAAGTAAAGGTGTACCTGCATCTAAAAATAAAAATGTTACTAAGTCTATTGCACCTGATCCTGTTGACATTGTATACCCTGCTCCACCTGCTGTTAAAGCAGTTACATCTCCACCACCATTTACTGTTACTGCATTAATTGCAACTGTTCTATCTGTGCTATCTTGTGTAATTTGTAAAGTAAATGTAGAAACACCTGAAGCTGGAACATTAGTAAAATCTATGTCTGTAATATTTTCTGTAAGAGTTATAGATCCTGTGTTTCCATTATCCATATCTATGGCTATAACACCTGATGAGCTTGTTACTGCAACATCTACTTCTGAATAATCTTGTAAAGCTACTGAGGTTACTGTTGAATCAAGATTAACTGTGACTGTTCCAGAAGTACCACCTCCATTTAGGTTAGTTCCTGCTGTTACTCCCTCAATATCTCCTGCTTCTGCCCCTATCCAAGCTGAGCCATTCCATGCTTTAAGCTGATCAACTGATTTATCATAAAATATAGTTCCCTCAACTTTATTTGTTAAAGCTGCATTAGCTGCTGTTTCATCATCATAAATAAAGACTATTGAATCCTGAATATCTTGAAACCTAGCCTCTGTTACTAGATCTCCTGTTGTCCAATCAAACCATGCACCTGCTGCCATGTATTATCTCCTTAATTTCAATTTAAGTATAACTTAAATTAGTATCAATTCCTAACTTGTTTATACCTAGTATCCAAGCTCCTGTTTCAGCAGGGGATAACCCAATCTGCCAATTCCAAGTTTTATTTCTAGCATCTACTGTATGTTTTATTCTTTCAATAAACAATTCATAAGTTTCTGTTGTAGCTGCTGTAGTGGTAACACTTGCCTGAACAAAGCTTCCTAAATCTAATCCTAGTGCCTTAGCCCATAAATTAACATTTTCTCTAGGAGCAAAAGATAATGATTCAATCTGTGTCTGTGGGATGTCATTAGCTACAGTTATCTGCTCTGCAATAGATAAAACATCTGAATCCTGTGTATTTAAAGTTCCTGACTGTACTAAAACATTAGATCCAAATCTATCTACTGAATCAGAACTTACTGCAATCTGTGTTGTTCCACCTGTTCTAGTTCTCTGAACTGTATTTATAATTTTTTCATCATCATAAGAGCTTTTTATATCAACATAGTTAAGCTCTCCAACACCCTGCCCAAAATTTGCCTCTGGTGTTGTTGTATTAGTCAATCTGTAGTTTCTATCTCTAAAAGTTGCATCTCCATTAGCAGCAATAAAGAATGTGCCATTCTCTGCTAGTTCAATAGCTCTAAGAGCAGCTAATACAGTATCTGTTTCTGGCTGTACCTGAACTTCTAGTTGTCCTGTAGATATTGCCTGATTTGTATAACCAAAGCTATCAAGTATGTTTTTAGCCCTTACAGAGCTTAATTCTTGTGCTTGTGTAAGTGTAAGCCTAGTTGTAGTTCCTAGCTTAGAAATACCTAACTGCCACCCAAAACCATTTAAAGTAGCATTATTAAACAGTTTAAAAGCATCTACACATTTTAATTTAGTTTCTGAATCAGATCCCTGAGCAGGATAATTAACAGGAAAGCTCTCAACAAAACCATGAAAAAGAGTATATGTAGAGCCACCATAATCAGCTTTTATTCTTATTCTTTTTAATGGCTGTATTTTAGATCTGTTATTTACTGCATCATAATAATGAGTTGTTTGATTAGGGGAAAATCTGTTATCTGAGTTATCTAAAACAACTGTAACTGCAGCAGGATTAAAATCAGCTAAGTTTGTTGCTCTACCTCTAGTAATAGTAAATCTTCTTAAATAAGTAGAAACATCAGTAAAAGTTTGTGTGCTATCTAGTGGATTAGAGTCAAAAGCAATCTCTATTGTTAAGTCAACATTAGAATCAAAAGGAACACTCATTATCTGATTGCATAACCTTTTCTGGCTTTTCTTTCCTCTGTAACTTGTAAGAAGTCTTCTGCATTATCAGCTAAATCAACAGTTACTTTTATTTCTTGTTGTACTGCTGCTCTTGTAATTGCTGCAACATCTTCTCCTAAGAAACTAAAATTACCACCTGTATCAATACTAGCTCTTGCATTATTAAACTCTCCTGCAAAACCACCTGTAGTCAATATTGGCTTTATTGCTGCTACTTTTTCTCTTTCATCAATAATTTTTTTAGCATCTTCAATAGCTTTCTGTGTTTCTTCATTACCTATCATAAAATCTTCTGGTATTCCTGCCTCTTCAAGTTGCTCACTTATAATTACAGATAAAGGCTTGTTGTTAACTTTTTCTAATAGTTCTAAATATTTTGTGTAAATCTCATTAAAGATATCTCCATAACTTACTCCTAAGCTATCAGCTAAAGCCTCTAAAGTTTCTTTAAAATCATCTGTACTAAATAGTTCTGTTACTTCTTGTAATTCATTAATGGCATCTATTTGCTCTTGTATAGCAGAAGTGCTTTCATCAACAGCAGACTCTACTTCTGACTCAATATCTGCTAAATTCTTTTTGGCATCTCTTAACTCTTCTGACTCTCTAGTAAGTTCAAACTCAACATCTTTTAGTTTTTCCTGTGCAACTGCTAACTCCTCAGTTACATCTTTTCCTTGTCTTTGGAAAAAAGTTAACTCAGCTATCTCTTGTTGTAATTGTTTTTTCTGTAAAGCTTCCTCAGCTGTTGATAATGCTTCTTTTCTCTGTGCTTCTGCAACAGCATTTTTTGCATCTTCTAGTTCTTGATCTTTATCTACAGTTTCCTGATTAACTTTATTAATAAATCCATAAACCTTAGCTAACTTATCAAGAGTAGGTAATAAGTCTTTATCTATTTTTTGTTTGTATTTACCCTGTGCAGTAATTAGAGGATTTATAATTTGTCTTTGCTTCTGCATAGATTTATTAATAATGTCCTGTGCCTTGGCATAATTATCAAGTTGTTTAGTAAGTTCTAAAGTTGTTTCCTTTTCAGCTCTTCTTTCTTTTCCTAAACCTTTTAATCCAAGTATGCCATCAGTATAAATTCTGTTTGTTTCTCTGAGTTCTTTGTTAAATTCCTCATAATCATCTGGTCTAAAGAAATCCATAAAATCATCAAAAGCTCCTTTACCTCTTTCAAAAGCTTCAACAGTACCCTGTATTGTTAATCCTAAATCTCCAAACTTTGTAATTAGATCAGGTGTTGCTGTTTCTCTTAGTGAATTAAAAACACCTAATAAATCAGCTGCAGCAGGTAATAATTCTTCTCCTATTTCCTCTTGTAATTCTGTAGTTGCAGATCTAGCTATCAACATCTGAGCAGCAAACCCAGAAGCCTCTCTAGCTGCATTTCCCTGCTGTACAGTAGATCTTTCAAATATTAAAGCTGTTGTTGCTAATGCTTTTTCTTGTCTAGTAAGAGCATCAGCACTATCTTTTCCTGTTTGTTCAAAAGCCTTAGTTTGTACCTCAGCTTCTGTTATAGCAATACCATAAGTCTTTAGAGCTTCTCTTTCTCCTACTAAAGCTGATCTAAAAGCCTGTAATACAGGAGCTGCACCTGCTGTAATGTTGTTGAATGAGGCTATATCTCCTGCTAAATCAAATAGTTCTGATGATAAGTCTGCTGACTCTTCTTGTGTAAAACCTATACCCTGTGCAACTGAGCCAAAAACTGATATGAGTTGTTGTGCTTCTGATGATGTCAAACCAAACAAATTAGCATTTTTACTTAATTGATTGTTAAGCTTTTCAGAGGCATTCCCAAAAGTAGTTCCAAAAGCTCCTGCAGCTTCTTGTGCTGATGATGCAGCTTGAATTGCAGAAATTGAAAAATCTCCTAATGCTTTAACTGCTAATAATGATGAGCCTACAATAGCTGTTTTACTGAGTCCAGACATACCTGCAGCAAATTTAGCATTTTGTTTACTGCCTTTATCAACTTGCTTCTGAGTATTCTTTATCTTTTTAGATGTACTATCTAAAGCTCTGCCAACTTTATCTGCACCAATTAACTTGATGAACATTTCTAAAGTTGTTCTTGCCATCTTTTTATCTCCTCAATTTAGATTTTGCTCTGGCTTCTGTAATAGCCTTATGCTCTTTTTTATTCTTATCTATGTAGTATAACTTCCAAGACTCAAATTCCTCAACACTCATACTTTTTCTAAGAGTATCAACAGTCATTCCTAAATCTAAAGCTAATCTAAATTCAAAAGCTAGTTCTGTATTATTCTGGAAACTGATCAGCTATATTAGCTTGATCCTCCTTAGTCCAAGCCATGCACCTGTAAATCCCTATAAGGACTTTATCAACTATTGTTGGTGTTGCTTTAGAATAAAACTCTTCTACTTGATCTAATGTTTCAAACTCAGGATCTTTTAATCCTTTAAGCAATAGATGTTTTTCAAAGAGAATCTCATCTCTAGCTCCATCAACTTCTGATAATTTATTTATCTCAACTGCATCTGCTTTAGTTAAGCCTGTAACAATAACTGTTGCATCCCATTCAGAAATCTCTATTTCTTTAGTAGGAAGTGCAGGAGCATTAGATATATCATCTAGTTTAAGCCTCTTCATGATAACCTCTTTCTGTTGTGAATTACTTAATGTTTATTTTAAGCAGTTCCCTCAGTTACATCTCCAGAAACTTGAAAAGCAGCTGTAAAAGTAACAGCTCCACCTATATCAGGTGTTCTATCATAAGAAGTCATTATTGCTTCTCCTGATGCTTTAGGATTTCCTCCTGTAGTTCCAATTGGATAGAACTCAAAAGATCCCTCAACTCCAAGTATTCCAGATAAGTAACCATCAACAGTTGCATCAAAAGAGCCTGAGATTGTTAGTGTTGCATCTTTAAGTCCTGCTACAAAAGCTTTAGAACTATTACTAAATGCTGAAACCTCAGCTACATCAGCAGTTCTTGAAATAGAAACATCAGTAAGAACATCAGAGATATCTCTTAAAGTTCCACCAGAATCATCAATCTTGAATGCTGCATTCTTTCCATGTGTAAATGTTGGCATTTATCTTTCTCCTCTATATTTATTTCTGTGCAAAACTAACTGCTGCTGTTATGCTACCTGATCCACCAAAAGTTAGAACAGCTCTTGCATATCTTGCAGGATTAGTAGCACTTGTTATTAATTCTGATGTTGTACCTGTTGCCTGAGTAAAAGTTATATAATCAGAAAAAGTTACATTATCAGCACTTGTTTGTATTTTAACATCTAATGTTGGAGATCCACTACTTACAGTACAATGTAGCACTCCTGCACCACCATTAGTACCTGCAGCACCATAATCAACTCCTGTTTCATTAGATGAACTTGTTATAGCAGTTGGAGCTAATAAGCTCTTACCATTATGTGCATCTCCATCAAATTGGAATGCTACAGCTACTGCAACAACTGAGCCAATGTCTGCTGATCTATCATAAGAAGTTTCAATGACATTACCAAACTCTGTAGGATTGCCTCTTGTATGTCCAATAGGAGCAATAGTAAAAGCACTACCTGAGCTTCCTAGTTGTGATAAAAACTCTGCATCTGCATCTGGACTTGAACTCTCAAAATAACCAGAAAGAGTTGCAGTTCCATCTTTTAATCCTGAAACATAAGTTTTAGAACTTGCTGTAAATGTTGAAGTTTCAGCTACATCTGCTGTTAAAGATACACTTGCATCTGTAAGTGTTGTAGATAGATTTGTATTATCTAATAGTACAACAGCATTTTTACCATGATTAAATGTTGGCATTTATTCCTCTTCCTCTTTAGCCATTTTACTATTAAATTTTACTGCAGCTTTATTCTTTATCAAACTTTTAGCAATTTTGTCTGGTACTTCACAGATCTCTCCTGCTTCACACCTGATTTCTTTACCATCCTTATCTGGATAATTACTTCCAATTAATATTTTTATTTTCATTATGCTATTACCTCTATATTGAATGTTACACCAAGAAAGCTAGTTCCCTGTGTTACTTCATACTCTCCATAATCTGTTGCACTTATAACTCTAACAGACATAGCAGCACCTCCCAAAGTTGGATCACTCTCTATAGCTGCTTTAACTGAGGTTGCTCCAGAAGAGGCTAAGTAAGCATCTACACCATCTTGTGCAGTCTGTGCATCTACTCTTGATATATACACTACTATAGGTATCTCATAGGTATCTGAGCCTCTAGCCATTGTTGAATCATAGTTTAAACTATTCAATGGAGCTACTAATGCTATAGGTGGCTCAATCCAGTCTGGCACATACTCATAAGCAGTTAAACCTGTAATTGTTTCTAAATTTGTTTTTAGACCATCTCTTATTGCTGTTAAGGTAGCCATTACTTTACACTCCTAGCTATATCTCTTGCTATAGATTCTAACATATCCTCTGCTCCTGCTTTTATTTCTTTTTGCTTTTCATACACAACACCACCAACAAAAGGTTTCATTTTTAAACCTCTCTTAGATATTGCTCTAGCAACTAAGAATGGATTTAGTTTAGGTTGTCCTCTCTTTGCCCACTTAGCAAGACTAGATCCCTCTTTATAAGGTGGAAAGAATGGCTTTGTTCTCTTTACAGGACTAAACCCTCTAAAGATTGGTTTACCATGAATAAAAGGAGCTGTAGGACTACTAGAAGCTAATTTAAAGCCCTCAGACATCCTTAGCCTGTTAGTGTTACCTAATTTAGCAGTAAATACACTTCTCCTGGTATTACCTGTGTTTTTATTGCCTCTACCTGCTTGTGATCTAGGAGATGGTTGATTTTCTAAAGCATTAAGAGAATCTTCTTTTAGTTCTAGTGCAAGTTTATTAAAGAAATCATTACTTCTTTTATTCCAGATAGTCTGTGAATTGATTGCTTTAGATAAGTCTAAAGCTCCATTTAGAGTTAGTTTCATACACCATATAGCCTGTTGTTGTTAATAGCTGTTAAGCCAACATAAGGTCTACCTGATGCAAGAGTAATTGTTGATTTTTTAAATCTTTTACATAAAGTTTTTACATCTGGATCAAGCTCAGAAAGAAATATAATTGGAGCTT